TGCGGTGTCTTGCGATACGGTCTGGTAAGGGAAGGACTTTTTGTCATCAAACGCCTTCCCATCCAGTATTGCCGTTTTTTTCATTTGCCGAATACCTTGAATAAACAATCCCTTCCCCGTTCCTCCTTCAGGGTTTTCCGAGATAACCTCATCGTTGAGAATTATCGCCTTGTTGTTCATCTTATTCTTGTAACCCGATAAAAGATAACCGATTGCACATTCCATTGGATATGGTTCGTTATTTGAAATATTCGAAATAAACTGCTTGTATTCGTTCTCATCGTATCCAGGCACATAGTCCCGATCAATAATTTGATTTTCCCAAATAAACCCATCTACATCGATATAATCTCGAAGGGTTACTGAATCCTTTGTCACTTCCACTATCCCATTTCGAAATGCAATGAACGACTTCTCCTTTGTGTCTTGAAGCATCATAAGATCAATCGTCTCGATAATTGTCAGGAAATCGCCTGAAAACAGGTTCATGTATTTGGAGCAATACCTCCACACATCCATCTTATCGTTGTCCAATAGATAGCCCAAAACAAAATCCTTTAAAAAATCCGGACTCGTATCGCTTACCTTGTTCTCATTCACTCGAACCATTTGCGGTTTTGTTACTCCGTTTGGGAAGTATTTCCGGAATCCATTGACCTCTAAAAACAGCTTGTACTTATATGGGTCAATACTTATTTTGCCTTTCTCATCGTATTCCCAAAACTCAACATCTTCATCTTCTTTACTAATTGCATCGTATGTATCCTTGTCGATCTTGTGCTTTTTCATCACTTCAGATTCGGGATACTTCAAATCCTTTTTGATCCGGTCTATTTTGGACTTGTCCTCAAAATAACGGATTCCAAAACTTCTTCGTTTATAAGCACTTTTAACGGTCATGTTAACCTCATGCTCGGTAAAGTCCGGATCGGTTGCGACATGGTTCAAAATAAACTCTTTCGCATACATCTCATCCACTCCATATTCACAAAATGCACCAGCTAAATCAAAAATGTAGTTATTGCGTTCTCCTTCTACAAAGTTTCGATTCCAATTCCACGACATAATTCTTTCAATTATCATGTCTTCATCAGTTACTGGAACAAGTGGAATTCGGTCAGTTGTATTATACCCTTTATCCTCTAAAACTGGCTCGTATTGAACTACATCATGGTTTACATAAATATCAGGATCGTAAGACTCGAAACAAACCCGTGAAACATCGCTTCCACTTGTATCGAAGTATTTTGATTCAAATTCTTCTTGAAATGCTTTATGATACTTTGAATGTGTTGTGGCATCGCACGGGGGAATTTTCACAACTGCCTTTATCCCGTTTCCAGATGGAGATATGAAAACGCAATAAACGTATTTATTTTGCTTTAATTCATCTTTCAAGGACTTAACATCATCTACATCGTCATAATCCAAAACCATGTATCCACTATGCTCGATTAACCCTTTTATATTTCGAACTCGGAACATCCCTGAAAAAACTATACAAGGCAATTTCTCCTTTTCCTTTTTGTCTCCACCACGAATCTTTTCAATTCGGGTTTTGCTTTTCCCGATTCGAATACGCTCTAACGCCTTTTCGATTGGTATGTGATACGGAACATCCGTTTTCCAAAGTTCTTTAAAAATGGTTACAGTCATGCAATAAAAATTAAAAATCCCGTATCGAAGTTGGCGCCGTGACAAAGCCAAAATCAATACGGGATCAGATCAATATTGTAGCGTGTCACGGCTTACAAGTCCCAAAGATATAAAATAATTTAAATAATAAAGCAAAAAACTTAAAAAAATGTATCTGTCCACAATTCGTCCAAATTAAATGACTAAAAATCAAACAGATAAATTAAATTTGGGCGGTTGGGCGGTTTAAAATCGGCTCGATAGTACCCCTATACAGTTTTGAGAATCTATTCTCTATAAAGAGTATATAGGGAAAACGTCCAAAACGTCACAAACGCCCACTTGCATACCTATTAAAATATAAAAACCGACCCAAAATCGGATCGGTTCATTGTCTTTGCTATCCATAACGGTTATGAAACGCCTCTACACGCACCCCACCCGACTTAATCTACTCCTGGAGACTGGATAGCCCTACCCTTACCGCGACAACGGCAAACGTTCTAATGTGGGGTTTTTAAATAATTTTCAATCTTCTTAATCAAATTCTTTTCCCAATCCAGTCCATATTCAATCATGTTCTCAACAACCTTTACAGATTTAATTACAGTCGAATGGTCACGGTTTACGTGCGCTCCAATTTCGTGCAAACTTGCGTTGGTATATCTTCGAGCGAAATAGCAAACTATGTGACGGCATACGACAAGCGTTCGGTGTCGGTCTGCACTACGAATATCACTAACCGATACATTGGATACGTGTGCGACTAAATTAACAATAGCACTCGGTGTAATAACCCCTTCTTCACCCAATTTATCATTCTCGCATATCATTTCTCGCTCTCGGATTAAATACTTTGCTTTCACTTCGGGAGCGATACGCACCGCCCCCGATTCAAGTTCGTTGAATAGTTGTTCGAGTAGGGTCATAGCGATTGAGTTATTTCTTGTTCAAGTTTACGTTTTTTCTTTATCGACTTGTATTTTTCGTATGCTTCTGATTTGGGTTGTGTTTGGCCTAACCCCTTGCAGTAATAGTCATTTCTCAAAATACATCGTGCCATTCGTCTCCAAGACGGGGCCCATTGCTTTACTTCCAGTGAGTGTGGTGCTTCGTCTGGTATTGAATCGTAACCTCTTTGCATCCAACCAGCAATAAACTTCTCAAAACGTTCTCGATAGTTTTGTTGCGTTTTTTTAGGCAAAGACTTTAGTAAGAAATTAGTATAGCTTTGCCATGTATGACCATCGGGTTTGTCAACGCTATTATTACCATTTATACTACCTCTTTCTTTTATGTATAACGCACCGGAATTTACACCGCTTACTCTTGCGAGTAGTTTATACCAAGTCATCGGTTCTAAAATATGATACAACCAAAGACCTTTTTTTTGATCATCACCATAAGGTTGACACAATCGTTGATCGCCAAATTTAACTCCAGCTTTTGTCATCATGTCGTAAACCTTATTGTAGGGGAGTTCTTTGTTTTTAAGATGAAATATCCAAATATCTTCTGTTCTCCAATCATATATTGGATAAACGTTGTAAAGTCCTTTTGAAACACGGGTTGTCCATTTATATCCTTTGTGCATTAAACCGTCTTTTTGAGAAGTTATTGCACGGTATCTATGTAAACTTTCGTCTGACCTAATACCAATAAATCCCCCAGTCATTTTGCCTTTTGAATACCATACACCAAACAAAACCATAAGTTCTTCAAACTCCATTTTAGGAACGTAAAAATCGTATTGAGTTAAATCGGATGCCAGTTTTGGTTTAGGGCGAACCCATAAATCTTTTTTTGATTCATCCCAACACACCCATTTTGGTTCAAAGTCTGAAACTGCATTGCGTAATAATAACTCACCACAAAACCAATGAAGATCGATATTATCTTTGTATAGATCAATCATATCTTCAATATGCGATATTGTAGATTGGTATTGCGCTTCAAGGTCAATAATTAAAAGACCCACTTTTCTGTTTCGCTTTTTTGCCTCTTGCATAACAAGGTGCGTCATTACGGACGAATCCTTTCCGCCCGAAAAACTTATATACAACCTTTCAAAATCATCAAATGCCTTTGATATTCTTTGTCTTGACGCTTCTAATACGGAAACATCTAATTCTACTTTTCTGCTCATAATTAATAAAGTTCAATTTGTTTACCAGAGTTTAATGCTTCGTGCATTTCAACTTCTTCCCTATTGTTTAATAATAACCACTTATTAAGGTATTCCAAAGCTATCTCGTTTGCAATTTGCCTTTTTTCTTCTGGAATTTCAAACCAAGCCCCAGAATATTTTGAAGGTATGCCCGAATCAATGCAGACTGCCGCTTGACCGAGCCAAGCTATACGGTTCATTGATTTGTTTGTTAAGTAGTGTTCGCATGAATATTTCCATTCAGTAATAACACCGTTCAAAGCATTTCTGAAACGATTTGAATCAGTTATTATTTCAACAAAGGATTTTCTACATTGATCGTTGTCTAATGTTGGATGTTTACTTTCGTAGAACCCACATTTATGGCATTCCCATTTGTCAAAAGTGTGAAATATTCGGTCTGGGTCGTTTGTGTTTCCAGCCCGATATTGCTCAATTTCAATAGGCAATAATTTGTCGTGAACCGGAATATATTTTTCGTTTGAATCTTCAGAAACCCAAGCGCGTGAAAAATCTTTGTCTGAAAACAAATGCTCCAAACCTGATATTTGACAAAGTCTTAACACCTCTTCTTCATCCATACCGAGTTGTTTTGAAATTCTCTTATTTGACCAATTACGGTTTTTTAATTCAATTACAATCTCGCTCATTGCATCAACCTGATGTTTTCCTCTCGCTCTATTGTGTCGAATAGTCGAAGCTATACGATCGTTTTTACCCGACTGTTCTTTTCTAATATCAACAACTGGTAAATAACCCTTTACTCGATCACGGACAACAACAGACTCTTTTCCTACTCTATTACGGTGAAACCCATCAATTACCTCTGTCTTGCCCTTTTCTGGATTCGACCATGAAACGATTGGCTGCGTATATCCATCGTTCATTATTGACACTTCCAACAGTTCCATTTCTGGAGGAGCAACTTTGTTCGGGTTATAATCGTTGGCTACAACGTCATCGCTTAAAACCCACTTTACAAAATCAACTGGTTCATTTTTGAAAGGTGATTGATTGTGGATTGCTTCTCGAATAGCGTTTATTTCTTCAACTTTTTCCTCAAAAGAAAGAGTTGATAAGTGCATATTTATTTGTCTGATTATACTTTCTCTTGTTTTCATATTAAAGTGATTTATTATGTTCGTTAATCAATCCGTTGATGGTATGGATTAAGTCCATAACCTTCTTGACTTGCTCGACTTCTTCCGGATGAATGTCGATGTCCTCTAACGTGAATTTAACTTCTCCGCCCGAAATGATTGCAGTCAAATCGTCTGTGTGGGCTTGGATTCGATTGCTGAACCCAGCACTGATATTTACTTCTTGGATTTTCATAATAAAGAATTTAGATAGTTGCGACATTCCTCGACACGGGTCTGTAATTCTTGGATGTCGTATTGGTTATAAATAATGTCAAACACTTTCACTCGGTACTTGGCATCAACGTTCTCGTAGCTGACCTGATTCGCTCCATACAGATCCGTTGGCGTGTCCATAAGGACGTAAACGAGTTGCGCCTTTTTAAGACCCGTCAGGTGCATATAAACCTGGAGTTGATAATAGTAGTCCTTATTGGGTATCTCCGTGTCGAATAAAGGGAAGGTGAAGCAGTCCCACGGGGATTTGATATCTATTACCGTATCGCCCAGAATCACATCGGGCGTTCCCGTGAAATACTCGTCTTCGAAGTTCTTCTCGTTCTTTTCGGGCATAAACCAACCGAGATGATCCCCAGCCAATTCGATGGCATCTTCTTCGACTTCGATTCCCTTCGTAAGGTATTTCGATTCGATTTCCTTACGTTGCCCGTAGATGGACTCCTTTAACCATTCTTGAAGGTAGGACTGTGTTGTTTTAGACAACTCTCCTTTCTTACGTGAATTGGTCATTATCTTTCCAGCTTGTGATGCTCTTATCTTAAACATTTGTCAAAGTTTTTAGGTTAGCACTTGAAATGGTGTATTTTTTCTGAATTGATTCGACTTTGCCCCCACCTTGAACGAACTGGACCGCTTTATCCCATTGCGAAGTGTTTGGCGTTAGTTCAGGTTTTTTCTTAGGCGATTTGATGCGAAGCGCGTCAACTGTTTGTCCGAACGCGCGGACTTGTTCTACTGTTATTCCGATTTCAACACCCGTCCAATCCTCAATGAATGGACTTCCACAAAGTCGTT